GGGGTGTGGATGGCAGGCGCTCTGTGCCGTAGCGGGTCACCGCGTCTGGTAACCGCGTCTGGTAACCGGGTGGTAACCTGATTTTTGGGCCTGACGCTAGGGCAATGTCGGGCGTCCCCCACCAGCATCGTTTCAATGCCGGGAAGGACCCGTTGCGTTTCTGGTGGGGCCTCAATCGAGGCCGCTGTCCAGAACATAGCCCAAATAGTACCTCCGAATGGGCTGTTTTGTTGCAGGGTGTGAGGGCACCGAAACGGACAAACGGGGCAAAGCGGAGACCAAGGCGGCAGGCGTTGCCCTAGGTGGCCTTCTGGTTTGACGGCGCATCCGATGCCGCAGCATTCAAGTTCTGCGCCACGGTCGCCAAGGCCCGCTGCCAGCGTCGCCACGCCGTGCTGCGGTCGCAGGCAAAGCGGATCGTGATCTCGCGCCAGCCGTAGCGCTTGGCGCGCATCCACACCAGGTGGCGTTGCTCGACCTCCAGCCATTGCATCCAGCGCATCGCCTCCAGCATCCGGTCAATGGCCTCGGGGCTCGGCGGCAAGGGCCGGTACACCTGCTCGTCGGCAGCAAAGGCTTCCCACTCCTGGCGCGCAAAGGCGGGCCAGCAGTTGAAGTAGCCCTGCACACGCACGGGAGGCAGGCGCTGACCGGTGCTGGCAGCCTGCGCAAAGCGTGCGGCCACATCGTCTGATGTCCACTCAGCCATGTCGCGGCCCTCCCGGCCCGTACAGGCGCTCGCCAATGCGTCGCACGAACTCGCGCTCAAGGAAGTCCAGACGCTCGTCGGACGCATTGACCACCAGGATGTGCTGTTCGCGCCAGCCACGCTCCTTGATGGCGTCCAGATCGGTGGCCTGCGGTTGCAGTCGCCCAAGGGGGCAGCGGTATTGGGGTGTGGGCACTTTCACGTCACACCTCCTGCGTGTCGATGGCCCAGTGCAGCAGCGCCAGGGCATCGGCCTCGTTGTCATCGGCCGGTTGGTGTCCGCGGGTGCGCACAGAGGCGATCATGTCCGCCTTGCCCGCATTGCCCTTGCCGGTGGCGTGCTTCTTGATCGTGCCCACCGGCACGCCTTGGTACGGGATCTGGTGGTGCTCGCACCAGGCCGTGAGCGTGGCAAGGAAACCGCCGTAGGCGTGGGCGGCATCGGTCGAGACGTGGCGGCGCACCTCCTCGAAGTGCAGGCAGTCGATGCCGTCGCAAGACTGCTTGATCTCGGTGAGCCAGCGTTTGAACCTGAGGTAGCGCATGCCGCCGCCTTCGAAGCGCTGCGGCCGGAAGCTCTCGGTGCCGCTGGTGATATGGCCGTCGCTGCCGCGCAGCGCCCAGCCGGTGCTGCTGCCCAGATCGAGGGCGAGGAGGGTGAGGGTGGTGCTCATGGTGTCAATCCTTGTTTTGGGTGGACTGACGCAGCGGACGCAGCTTGACGTAACTTTCCATGAGGCGCGCGCGTATGCGCGTATAGAGAGTTACGTGCAAGAGCGTCAGCTGCGTCAGGCGGAGTGGTTTCCAAGGGGGTCAGTTGTCCGCGTAGGGGGTGTAAGCGGCTGTGTGCGGGTGTTTCAGACCTATGCCCTGAAACCCGCGCACGCCTGCGCTGTTGCGCCATTTGTCCAGTCCGCGCGTGATGAGCAGATCGGAGAAGCGCCGCTGCGCGCCGATGAATTCGCCCGAGGCTTCAGCCCACTGCTTCCAGTCGGTGAACAACTCGGCGGTTAGCGACTTGGCGTTGGGCTCGCGCACGCAGCGCTCATCGAGCCAGCGGCCCAGCGCGTCCTCGGATTCGAAATATTCTTCCGTCGCGGACTTCACGCTGGCAGGCGGCTGCAAGCCCTCGCGCTGCCACGCCAGGCATCCGGCCAGTGCCCAGGCCAGAATCCCATCGCGCTCGGCGAGCAGTTTTTCGGTCAGGCGGGTATCGCGCCGCTCGGGTGCAATCGTCACCGTGAAAGGGATCATGTGCATGCGCCGCTTCATCGCTTCGTCGATGTTGCGGATGGCGGGCTTGTGGTTGCCGACGATCACTGGCTTGAACTGCGGCGTGTACTCGAAGAAGTCCTGGCGCATGAAGCGCGCGGAGATCTTGTCGCCGCCGGTGATGGCCTTGACCTTGGACTCGTTCAAGCGCCGCCCTTGCTCGGTTTCGATGGCCGTCACGAAGCGCGCGCCGCGCAGGCCTGCCAGATCGGTCGGATGGCGGTCGCCACGCGTTTCGACGAAGGTGTCCATCGACGCGGTGGCGGTGTAGTCGCCCAGGATGGTGCTGATGACGTTGGCGAACACGCTCTTGCCGTTGGCCCCGGTGCCGTAGAGGAAGAACAGCGCGTGGGCGCTGGTCACGCCGGTCAGGCAATAGCCGACCATCCGCTGCAGGTAGGTCTGCAGGTCAACATCACCGCCCGCGATGTCGGACAGGAAGGCCCTCCATTGCGGACAGTCGCCGCCCGGAGTGGCCGTGGTGATCTTGGTCATCCGGTCACTGCGCTCGTTGGCGCGCTTGCGACCGGTCTTGAGATCGACCACGCCACCGGGGGTGTTGAGCAGCCACGGATCGGCGTCCCATTCGTCGGTGGTGGCCGCATGCCTGCGATCTGCTCGTGCCAGCCGCTCCACGCCACCGACCGTACTGGCGCTGGCCAATTTGGCGGCAACCTTGGGGTTGTCGGCGCGCACCGCCGTCTGGCGGCAGACGCTGCGGATCAGATCGGTGGCCGCCAGCGTGTCCTCGGTGCGCCAGCGCTGACCGTCCCACACCAGCCACTTGCCCCAGCCGGCCACGTAGCGCCAATCCCGGTGGTAGCGGCGCGTGAAGGCCAGCGCCAGCGCATCCTCGGTGCCCCAGACGGATTCGTCGCCGCTGACCACCGGCTCGGTATCGACGCTGAGGTCGTGCATCTGCAAGCGTGGGCCGTGGGTAAGAAAGGTGGCGACATCGAAGCCCTCTGCGATGGCGTCCGCCACGTCCCAGCCCTCGGCAGCCTCTTCGGGCGGGTAGAGGATGTGGCAGGACTTGGCCCCTGCCGACAGGATGGCCTGTGCTGCCTGCGTCGCATACTCCCAACCCGGCTTGTCGCGGTCGGGCCAGATCAGCACCGTCTTGCCAGCCAGCGGCGACCAGTCGGTCTTGTCCACCGGCGCCTTGGCACCGTGCATGGCGGTGGTGGCCACCACGCCTGCGTCGATCAAGGCCTGCGCGCACTTTTCGCCCTCGACCAGCACCACCTGCGCGGCATTGCTCATGCCCGGCTGGTTGTAGAGCGGGCGCGGCTCGGGCGGTGCCATCTTGCGCCGCTTGGCATCCCAGGGCCGAAACTGCTTCTTCTGCCCGGGCGGGTCGTAGCGATAGACGACGGCGATGAGATGGCCTGCTGCGTCGTGGTAGTCCCACTTGGCGCTCGCCGGGCCGAGCTCATCGACCGGCGCGTCTTTCTTGCGGGCCTGTTGCGCCGGTAGAGAGCGCGAGCGCCCCAGCAAATCGGCGGCTTGGTCGAGCACCCGGGGGAAATCGGAGTGGACGTCGGCCCCAAGGTAGGCGGCGATCAAAGCAAAGATGTCACCGCCATCGCCCGTGGCACGATCCGTCCACAGCCCAGCCTTCTCGCCATTGAGCACCACCTCGAGGCTGTCGCCGGGGCTGCCCAGCACGTCGCCGATCAGGAACTTGCCCCGGCGCTTCTTGCCTGCCGGAAACATCGTGCCCAGCACCGACTCCAGTCGCGCCAGCAGATCGGCACGCAGCTCTTGGCGCTCGGCATCGCTGATGATGCGGCGGTTGTGATCGGGCAGTGGCGCGATGTCGTTGAAGTCGAGCGTCATTCGGCCTCCACACCATCGGCGCCAGCGTCGCGCCCCTGCGCGGCGTTGCTGCGCGCGGCCCAGGCAGCGAGTTCGGGCAGCCGGTAGCGCACCAAACCGCCCATCAGGTAGTGCGGAATCCGGTACTTGCTGCGCATGCAGCGGTCGGCAAACCAGTAGTACGGCAGGCGCAGTGCGGCCGCGGCCTGCTTGGCGTCGATCATCGGCTCGATGGCCTGCGGCAGCGTGTCGTTGTGGCTCATGCTTGCATCCTCCCGCAGCGGTCTTGCCAGGCGCACATCCGGCACTCGAAGTGGGTCGGGTCATTGAAGGCGCGCGGCAGCAGTTCTGCGCCTTCAGTCGCGGCGATGACCCGCACCGCCCGATCCGACATGCGCTGCGCCAGGGCTGCGTCAAAGGGCACGGCCTCGGTGTAGATCTCCATCGTGTCGGCGTTGAGCGCCGTCAAGATGGCCGGGTGCTCGTGCAGTTCGAGATAGGCTTGGTAGATCGCCACTTGCGCGGCGTAGATGGGCTTGGAGGTGGCTAAGCCTTTTTTCTGCAGCTCGCTCCAAGACTTGTGGCCCAGGCATTTGCACTCCCAGAGCGCGGGATAGGCAAAGCCCTGCGGGCCAGCGACGACCACGCCGTCGATGTGCCCCTGCAGGCGGCCATCGGCCACCGAGAAGCCAAACTGCTCGCCGTCGGCCTTGCGGGTGCGCAGGTCGAAACCCGCATCGCGCAGCCACGCGACCATGCAGTCCTCCATGAGGTGGCCGCGCTCGAAGATGCGCAGCATCCGGCCCGGGATGTCACGCCCGTGATCGACGGGTGCCTTGGCGTACTCGAACTGCAGCGCACGCTCGCAGGCAGCGCCCAACCGAGAGGCACCAAGGTAGTGGCGCTCGGACTGCTGGGCGCGGGCCCGCTGCATGGCGGCATCGACCCGCGCGGTAACCTGGCCCGAGAGGCTCGAAGTGGCGTTGAAGTCGATCACGGCTTCTTCCCCTTCGGTTCTTCCCAAGGCAGGTCGTCCTCCAGATCGGCGAACGGATTGGCGGCGTCGGGTGCCAGCGGATCGGGCGTTGGCGGCATGCCACGCACAGGCGGGTACTTGCTCGCCTCGTGGTGTGCGACCATCGCCTCGGTGTAGCAAGTGACGATGGCGTCGATCACCCGCAGCGCTTGCGCCTCGGAGTAGTCGCCCAGCGGCTTGGCAAAGCCGATCTCGTTGGCGGCCGCGCCGAAGGACTTGAGGCACTGGCGCATCGCGGCCAGTTCGACCTCAGACGGATCGATCATGCTGACCTCCTTGGCGACTGCCATACCTTCCTTGGCCCGCTGCCAGTTGCCGTACAGCGCGTGAAACGCGGTCTGGCAGCGCTGCGAACAGAACACCCAGTCGATGGGATAGCGCCGGGGATCGCCGACACCGTGGCGGTTGTCGGTGTGACCGAATCCCCGGGCCTGTCGTTTGCAGACCCAGCATTTCACGCTCCCTCCTCGAGTTCATCGAGCAGCAGGCCCAACTGCAGGGCCGCGCCAGCGAAGGCCGCTTCGCAACGGCGGTCGAAGTCGCGGTAGCTCATCGAGCTGCGCGCAATCGCCGTGACCGCGTGAATCTGCGATTCCAGATGCGCGAGCCCCTGTTCGGACAGCCACTGGTGGTGTTTCTGCGAGATGCCCTTGCGATTGCGGATCTCGCCCAGCAAGTCCTCCGGCAGCACCGGCCCATAGACCCAGCGCAGCGTGATCTGGCCGATGACGTGCGGCGGGTTCTGCTCGTGCCCCTGATAGCGCCAGTTGAAGAGGCGGTACAGCGCGCGGTAGTAGTCGGGGTGGAAGCGGCGCTCCCACGAGGAGCACGACTGGCGCAGCAACTTGGAGATCAGTTCCTGCAGCGCATCGGGCGCGCGGTGGTGCTGGTAGCCGGTGGCCTCGTCGATCAGCGCGACCTCGCCAGTGGTGGCCAGCGAGCGCATGATCTTCATGCAGTTGGGCACCAGCTTCTGTCGGGCACGGTGTAGTGTCTGGTTGAGTGCAGCGTCGATCACTCCGGACGCGATCTTGGTAATCACGCCTGCAGGAAAGAACTGCGCCCGACGACCGTTCGGAAGGCAAATCGGTGAGTCATATTTCTCTAGCTCTGACAATGAGGTAGGAGCGAAATCGGCCATAATTTGCCGAAATCGGTGACCCGTGTTGTTTTCGTGGAAACCGAGCAACTTGGCCAGTTCCTTGCGCACGTAGCCACGCTCGCCGCCCTTGAGGACGACGGCCTCGCATTGCAGATCGCCGAAACGCACGACGCCGTAGTGGCTGGCAGTGAGGACGGTTGTATTCATGGCCGTCTCCTCACTGCGCCCACGACGGTTTGCCCGTCACGGGTGCGCGTTGCGCAGTGGGTGCCTGGGATGCAGGCGCTGCCTGCGCCGCAGCGCCGGACGTGCCGCCGCCCGACGCTTTGGGCGGCACACCCATCAACTTGGCGTAGTTCGGGTGATCGGGCTCGACCGCGACCTTGACCACGTTGCGGTCTTGGCCCTTGCCGTCCTTCTCGATGTCCACGCGGGCGAGGAACTCCAGGCCATCCAGTTCGTGTAAGCCCTGGATGCGGCGCGCGGCGGCGGCCTGCGGGCTGTGGTCCTGCGGGTGGACGTTGCGGGCGCTGTTGAGCGCGGCGCGGATGAAGCTGCGCCCCATCTGGCCCCAGGTCGGGCCCTTCTGGGAGTGCAGGCCGATATTGCTCCACAGCTTGCGCTTGGCATGGTCGCCAGCGGTGACCACGAATTCGGCGGCGAGGTAGATCGAGCCGGTCTCGAAGGACTCGGTGGCGTAGCCGCCGCCCCAGCCCTGCGACGGGTCGTCATAGCCACCGGGCTTGAGCGTCATGCGCACCGGCACCACGCTGCCCTTGGGGATTAGATCAAAGCCGGACTGCTGGGCGTCGGCGTCGTTGAAGTCATTCCATGCGGTCATTGCGATTGCTCCTGAGTTGGGGTGTGAGTGGGGAGGGTGGTGTGGCTAGGCGTGGCGGATGAGCCCGCGCACTTGGCGATCAGCGCGCCCAAGTTGGGCGGCTCCAGCAGGTCGAGACGACCGCTGCGGTCTTTGGCCGGCAAGCCATAGGGATTGACGGTGTGCGTGACGAAGGCGCGGTAGGAACTGCCGTCCTCGGCCTTGATCTCGGCCAGCGTCACGACCGAATCGACAATGCCGGGCAGCTCCAGGCTGGTCTTGCTGCCCTCGATCTGCGGCACGAACACCTTGCGGTTGAAGTCATCCAGGCGCTCGTCGAGGATGGCCACGAACACCACGTTCTTGCCGCGGGCGTGCTGCAGGTGGGTCAGGGCGCCGATCATTTCCTGGCCCAGCAGCCCGTAGGCCGCGCGCAGATCGGGCTTGCCCGAGCGGTCACTGACGGCACCGGGTTGCGTCTTGCACCACGCAAAGCACAGACGCGACAGCTGCGTGATCGAGTCGAGGAAGAAGGTCTGGTAGCGGTCAAGCTGCGTGGCAGCGCCAAACTTCTCGATGACGTGCTCGTAGTGCGCCTGCGAGAACGCGCTCTGCGGCGGCAGCGACTGGTCCGGGCCTGCGAGGAACACGAAGAAGTCGCGGCTCTCGGGCCATGACGCCGGGCGAATGGTGTCGCCCGGCCAGTCGGCCACCGCCAAGTCGCCGGCCTCGACGTCGAGGAACAGCGTGGTGGCCGGGTCGAGGTCTTTGAGCCGGGAGGTCTTGCCGATGCCAGACTTGCCCAACATCAGCAGCTTGACGCCCTTGCGCTCGGCCATGCGCTCGACGGCGGACACGATGGGTAGCCTCTTCATGCCTCACCTCCATCGGTGCTCAGGGTGAAGGACGGCTTGCCGGAATCGACCGTGCGGGCGGCCGCGAACTGCTGCTGCAACGCCG